ACTTGACCAACTTGTAGCAAAGTAACTTTGCCACCTTGTTGTACTTCATCTTTATGCCAGTTGATATGCTGACGAGTAAGATCAAGATTTACAACATCATTTAATAGAACACCGACAGGTTTTGCGCCACTAGCAACAGCAGCATATGCAACAACAGCATCAGCATCGTCCATAGCAACGCCAACACCAGTTGAAGCAGTTGATACTGAGGCAACACCACCTCTAGTAGCAGTAGAGTTCATAAAAAATGAAACATCTGTTTGTAATTCGATACGATCTGGTTTAAGAGCCATGTTTTATTCTCCCTTATTTGAAGTTTTATTAAGTCTAGCACTTACGAATTGAACTAGTTCTTGACGAATGCTTGCTTCAGCTGATTCTGTTTCTGCTTCGTCGCTACCAACACTTAGATCAACAGTTTCTTCTGTCTCAACAGTTTCTAAAGCTGCTTCAACTTCGGATTCTTCTGATGCCATTTTCTTCTTCATCATCATCGCTTCTTCTTCTTCTTTTTTCATTTCTTCTTTTTTCATAGAAGGTTTCATAGCAGCAAGAAGTGATGTGATAGCATCAAAAGCACTGTCATCAAGATTATCAAATTGCTCAACAGCAGCTAAAGCAGCGTCATCTTCAAGACCTGCTTCAATCAAAGATGCTTTTCTTTTCATCATTTTTTCTTTTTTGGCCATTTCTTCTTCTTTCATTTTATAGCCAGCAAGAATTTCGTTTAAAGTCTCTAGTTCGGACTTAGCACTGTCTAGCTCGGTTTGAAGAGCAGTTTTCTCTTCATTCCATGCTTTAGTTGCTTCTTCTAGCTCTGCAGATTTTTCTGCTAAAGCTTGATCTGAAGAAGTTTTAAGTTCTTCGAATGCTTCGTTTGCTTTTGTTAGAGCTTCTTCTTTTTCTTTCATAGAGACCTCTAGGGTTTGATTTGCGGTTTGTAATTCAGAAGCCAACGCTTTAGCTTCTTTAACTTCGTCTGCACAACTTGCAGAAACAGTATCTAACTTAGAATTAATTTCTGCAACTTGCTTTTCGATATTTTCATTCATAATGATATTCTCCATCTCTGCTATGGTTGTGAGCTTATTTTCTATTACACCTGAATTTGATAAATTGTCATTTTTTTTATCTAACAAATCATCAATTAGTTTTTTGCTAAAAATAATACTATCAGGATTAGCCGGTTTATCAACAAATCCTTTACCACTAAAAGTTATGTTTCTAAGAACTCTTCCAATTTTGTAATCTTCATGTTCACCCTGTCCACCATAAGCTCTAAGATATTTACTTAGGTAAGCAGTATTATTATCTCTAGCTAATACCTTAAAATTACCGGTAGATTTTTCTATGAGGCCATAATCAAAACCATTGAAGTAACATTCCATACTAACATATTTTGTTCCATTTTCAATTTCAGCTATAAGTTTTTCTGCTCTTTCTTTTAGTTCAGGAGAAGAGAAGGCTTTATAAATAACTGATCCAGTAACAATATGGAATTTTTCTGGAAGTTCGCTTGCATCAATAGTTTCCTGAATGATGTTTCCGTCATCATCTATAGGCCAATTGGATGTAATGTGTCCTATAATTAAATTTTCATCATGTTCTAAATTTGTTGGTTTATCTTCTGGAGTCTTTCTTGCTTTCCAAACTTCAGCTTTATCAAATATATCATCATTTTTATTCCATGATGAACTTACCAAAATAGACTGTACATAATATAAATCTGCATCTGATAACGAAGCAGAAATCTTAGATTCTATTTGTTTTGTGTTGTCTGTGTCACATGGTTCCGCAATCGAAGCGTAAGATATGCTATTAGAAGCAGTTATCTTTTCTGCTATACCATCTTTAATTTCTTGGTCAAATAATATCATATGTTTACCTTTTTATCTAAGTATTCAAATAACAATAAAAAGTGGATTTCGCAAATTTTTGATCTTCAACAGATAAATCTCTATTAAGTTCTGAACTTACATGTCTTAACCATACACTATAATCTTGAGTATTTGACGTATTTAAAGAAGCAAGCTTATCTAGGATAAGTTCGGAAGTTATTGTGCAGAATGGAGTCGTATTGAATAATATGCTTGTTTTGACATTTTCTAGTTCTTTAACTTGCTCGCTAGATAAACTTCTTAGATTTTTCTTTTGATAAAACTCTAATAGTATTGGGTTTATAATTTCACTTATTTTGTCTTGTGCTGATGATGACCATATCTGTAATGTAGCTCCAGTCTGCGGAGTGAATTGTCGAGACTTTCTTTGCTGAGTATCTTTAGATGTTTTAGGTCTTCCTTGTTGCGGTTCACCCGGCAAAGATTCTGGCGAATCTTTTGCCAACTTTGTTGGTCTAAGAGCTTGTCTCATTTCTAATGAACTAACTTCACCTGGTTTCTTTGGATCTAAACTTAATCCAACTTGACTTGGAGTAGCCACACCGCTTTGTAGTGCTATTTTCTTTAAAGAGTTCTCTGGCTGAGGATCATGCCACGGTCCAGACTTTTGCACCATTCTTTCTGCTTTTCTGTCTCTCTTTTCTCTGTTTAATCTGGTCTTCTCCATCTCTGAATCAAAACCAAATCTAGTTTGAAGTAGTTCATCTGAAATAATATTTCTATCAGCTAATTGAATTAATAAAGCTTTTTCTGATTCTTCGTTTGACAAGTCCATTCTATCGAATTCTATTTTAGCTGGTTGTCTAAAACCCATAGCTTTTTGAACTAGTGCTATTTCTTGATTCCAGAAATCAGTTAATACATCTCTACCATATTGTAGTCTTTGCGTAAGTGTTTTTAAGCTAATAAAGTTATTTGTTGTGCCAGCAGCTCCGAAAGTACCTGTTAAGGTAGGAGGAATACCAAGTCCTGCATAAACACTATTTAAATGCGGAACATATTTACCTTCTCCTAAAAATTGATGTACACTTGTTCTTGATTCTACTAGTTCGATATCTGGACCCCAAACCAAATCCATTGTGCCTCCACCAACATTATTTCCTAATATACCTGCGAGTTTGGCTGCAGCAGCTTTTGTTGGGGCAATTTTATGTTCTAAGCTTCCAAGCTTAAAAATTCTAATATTTGATATAGCACCATCTAATGCTGCCATGTCTGCTAATTTCAGTTTTTCAATTACTGTTATATCATCCATAATAGAATATATCATTGGAAAAGCCCATCTTTGCCAATCATCTTTCTTATAGTGATAAACAGATAATTTATTTGGATCTAAGGCGTATGGTTTTTTGTCTTTAGCCGCTTCAATAATAGATTCTGGTAATTGTGCTACTATCTCTTTTTCAACTTCGCTTTTTGGACTATTAATGATTTTTCTAAGAGTTGCTGGAAGCACCAATTCATATCTTTTATTTTGAACAAAAGAAGCTAAAGAGCCTCCTGCTACTTCAACATATACAGGATCAATAAAAGTATATTTCCAAGGTATCTCTCTTTTTTCTAATTGAATTTCATCTAAAGTATTTATAATTAGATCAGGCTTGGCAACAGCTTTATATAGATTATCTGCTACTTTTAGGCTAATTTTTCCAGTTTGCCTATTGATAACTACGTTTCCGCTCTTGTATAAATTATTTAAAAATCTTTCACTTCTTTCTTTGCCTTTGACTTTGCTAAACCATTTTTGATAGAAGCGTTCTATTCTTTTATTCTTATGAACAATACGAATGCCTTGACTTCCAAAATCTCCCATAAGATCAATAACATTTTTAACTAGGCCTACTCTTTGATAAACATCTTCAGCTTTTTTAAGAATAGCTTTAATTTGCCTTGGAACTGCTTCGTCTGGTCTAAAGAAATCATAATCTAAACGAGTTAATCCTGGTCTTCCAGAAGTATTCGTATCTAGATTTGAATAGTCTAAACCATATCTCCTCATAGCAGACGTATGTTCGATTGCAGTATATTCTTCCATAGAAGCAGCAGATTTTGTTAATGCTTCTCTTTTAGATTCAAGATCATCTCCCCATGTAACATATGCTTCTTCGCCAATCAAAGATGCGTCTTGTATAGCTTCACTTTTAGGATATTTTTTTGTCATATAATTGCTTTGTATTTCTAATATGGTTGAATTGCAATAATAATACTAAAATAGTATTACACTTTTATCTATAAATACCGGTATAAATATCTTCGTTACCACCGGCATCTACAAACCATTGTGGTCCTTTGTACATTTCTCCATCGTGCTTAACTATTTCTGCTCTATTTCCACCTATAACATCATATTCTGGTTGAATCAATGTACTTCTTGTTTGTCTAGCTAACATATTTGCAATAACAAGTGAGCTATAACGGTCTTTTCTTATTCTTCCTTTTTTACCGTTTTGTAATTTCACTTCTGGAGTATCCCATCTGTCTCTTCCTCCAGAACCAGTACTTGTCTGAGTCATTACAATAGTAGTTAATTCATTCTTTAGATCTTCTATTTCCATGATACATTCACTAACACTATCATAAATAGGAGTTAGATTACTATCAAGTATATCTTTTCCTTCCTTATCTAACGCTAATCCAAGAGTCAATTGATCAAATCTAGGAAATAACAAAACTTTATCTTCAAAGTCTTTTCTAAGTCCGTGATTAGCAGCTGCTGTCCAATCAGCCTTAGCAAATTGAACTAGCTCTAGTATATGCAATCCTGGTTGATCATCAGTATCTTTTGCTTTATCATAATTAATAGTAGGCCAAATTAATACTTCTCCCTCTTGTAATTTTGAAGGATCATGTAAAGCTTCTTCGATAGCCACTCCACCACCCTGAGCATCCATACCTATTACTTTTGGTGGAAATACCTTCATCAAATTTCTAATTTTTCTAGCACAAAAACCATAGAAATCATGTTCATTTACTAGACCAGTTTTTTGTCGTTCTTTAAAATTAGTTCTATTTGTTGTCCAACAATGCACTATTCTAGAATGATCTGGATGGAGTTCTAAAATAACAATACTGAAATTGTCTTTTTCTGAAGCTGGGTCAATTCCGTATACATATTCATAACTAGTATTACCTTGAGTAACAGCATCAAAAATAATTGGTTTATCATTAAGTATAATAGGATTTGTATCAGTAACAACACAAGATTCTATTAAACTTCTCTTAAAAAATCCATCACTGTCTGCTGTAAAACAAGCTGCATATTCCATATTATAAATTCCAGTGTGAATTGTAGCTTTAGCTCTAGCAACTTGTTTATCATCCATGAATCCTTTAGGAATTAATTCATAAGGAATCCGAATAATACTATAATCTCTCCAGTTAAAATTTTCTGGAACTTCACCATTAAAAAGCTCGGATAGCTTATGTTTATCTCCTTTACTTTCTATAATAGATTTATATCTTCTCCAGTATTGAGCGAAGTGCTTAAAGCTATAATCTGCAGTTCCGCTAATAATAGCTTGGTTTCCCATTTTTGTATCTAGAGATTCTAGTTCTTCATTCCATAAACCAGAATCAATCATAGCCTTTTTCTTAGCTTGAGCTTTTACATTTTGAATAGGACTAGCACTAACCGCTGCGAAACCTGCTACTACCGTTTCGTAAATATCCGGACTAATACTAGCAAACTCATCAGCAATAATAATATGCGCGCGTAAACCTCTAATTTTACTTCCGTCTCCCATAGGAACAGCGATAGTCCAGCTGTCACCAAGACGAATAGTACAACGATCAACATCTCTTCT